TATTACACTCTGCAAGGCACCAAGGTGTATAACCCGTACCGGTACAATTCCAGGGGCTGGTACCAGCTGGGCAGCAAGTCTATCACCGTGGCTCATAACAATATGGGCAAGGGGTCTGTGGTGCCTTCTGCGGATTGGCACAGCGGATTTACATCATCCTACACGCCATCCAGCCTGACGGTTTCCGGCACGGTCAATCTCCCGGATATCCCCCGGGCATCTTCCGTTTCAGCGGCCGGACTTGTGCTGGGCTCTGCCGGTACACTTGCAGTGACCCGGGCCGTGAGCACTTTTACGCACACCATCAAACTCAAATGTGGCTCTGCGGCACAGGTAACTGTGGCGACAAAATCCAGCGCCACATCCATTCCGTATACGCCGCCCCTGGATTGGGCCGTGCAGAATACGTCCGGAATCTCCGTAAACATCGCGGCGGAGATCACCACCTACAACGGGGACACCGTGGTGGGCACCAATACGACCACACTGACGGCATCCATCCCTGCATCGGTAAGACCCACCCTGTCCGTGAGTCTGTCAGACACCTCCGGATATCATCCCACATACGGCTGGGTGCAGGGCAAGAGCACTCTGAAAGCCACGTTTTCCGCTGCTGGGTCTTACGGCAGCACCATCAAGGTCAAGTCTCTGACCATCGGCGGAAAAGCCGCCAGCCCGGACGGGGCCAACGTCCTTACAGGCAGCGGCACAATGGCCGTTGTAGCCACCGTCACGGACAGCAGAGGGCGCACGGCATCTGTTACCCAGAACATCACTGTGAACGCGTACAGCGGCCCAGTGGTCCAGGATTTGACCTTTGCGCGCGGTTCTTACACAGGAAGCGTGTGGACGGAAAATCCCATGGGCGCGGACATCAAACTGACGTTCACTCTTTCCGTCCAACTGACCGGAAACAAGGCATCTGTGGAGATTACCGGCGCATCTACGCTGACCAACCAGACCAGCGGTGCAAAGACCGTGTATTTGGTGTCCTTTGGTACGGACACGACCAGCGTTGTACAGGTCAAAGCTACGGACTCCCTGGGCACCACGGTAACGCGGGAAATCACCATTCCCACCGTTTCGGTGCCCATGAACATGAGCTTTACCCTGCCCGGGGTATGCTTCGGCGGCGTGGCGGAACACGAAAAGGTGGCAGAGTTTAAATGGCCCATCCTGTATTTGGGGAAATCTCTATTGGACTACCTCCACCCCGTCGGCAGCATCTTCCAGTCCACAGATTCCACGTCCCCAGCGGACCTGTTCGGAGGCAGTTGGGAGCAGATCAAGGACGTGTTCCTTTTGGCGGCTGGAAATTCTCATGCGGCGGGCTCCACCGGCGGCGAGGAGGAGCACATCTTGACGGCGGCGGAGATGGCAAACCACACTCACGGCTACGATTACACGGGCCAGAGCATTACGGAGGGCGTCAACGCCATCCGCCTGTATAATGCTGCGAGTACCCAGTACAACGCTTACACGGGCAAGGCTACGTCCAACTGCGGCGGCCAAGCCCACAACAATATGCCGCCGTACCTGGCCGTGTACACATGGCGCAGGACGGCATAAAGGAGTGTATTACATGCCTGATATCAGCATTACCGTCACCGATAAGCGCCCGGTATGCACCGCCGGGACGACCGTTGTGTGCGACAACAGCGATTATATCGTACACTGGGGCCTGGACGAAGAATGGAGCGCATACGACACCAAGACCATGCGCGTGATCTACATGGACGGCACCTACACCGACACCGTGTTTACCGGTGACAGCGTGGCTCTGCCTCCGGTGCCTGTGCCCGGGTGTGTGCAGATCGGACTCTACGCCGGGGACATCCACACCAGCCGCATGGCGCTCTTGCGGGCGCTGTCGTCCGTGCGGTCTGCCAGCGGCGCTCCTGCCAACCCCACGCCTGACGTGTACGACCAGCTGATGGAGCTTATCAAGGGCCTGGGTGGCGTAGACCCGGATGACATCGCCAAGGCGGTTGCTGATTATCTGGCCGCACACCCAATTGAGGAAACCGACCCGACCGTCCCATCGTGGGCAAAGGCTAAGACCAAGCCAACATACTCCGCCGCAGAGGTTGGAGCTATCGCACAGTCCGATCTGCAAGCCGCAACGGACGCGGCACTTGCGCAGGCCAAAGCTTCCGGCGAGTTTGACGGCCCGCGAGGCCCTGCTGGTGCACCCGGCAAAGATGGTGCGGGCATGGACATCACCGGCGCGACGGTCGGCCAGATTGCCAAGATTGCCGCCGTGGACAGCAACGGTGCGCCCACCGCGTGGAGTCCGGTGGATATACCGTCAGGCGGGGGCGAGGAATTAAGGTTGATTAGGACGATTAACGTTAGTTCTGACGATTTAAACAGCATCTATTTTAACGTCGATGATGAAAATCGGCCTTTTAATCTTCACAGGGTTGTATTTGCGATGTATGGTGCGCCCACCAACACGGGGAGTAAACAGGCAGCTCTCTTTTTTAGGGGCGGGGATAAAAACCTGGGAGCCGATCATGAGCAAGCGACCTACGGGGTACAAGTAAACAGCGGTGCGTATAACTATGTGTTCGGTTTCATTTTTGAAATCTACAATGTAGGCGGGTTGTGGTTTGGCGATTCTGCGTACGGGAAACGTCAGGTCAGCAAAGTGGACCGCTATGTGCCGAGCAGCAAAAGCACTGATGCGAGCATCTCAGAAATTAAGCTCCTCTGGAATGCTTTGGATGTGTATTTTCCGAACGGGAGCACAATCGAAGTTTGGGGGGCGTAGTGATGAAAAAATATGTAAACGGTGAATACATCGACATGACCGCCGAAGAAATCGCAGCTATGGAAGATGCAGCGGCTCACGCGGCTGCCGAAGAAAAGCATCGTCCGCTGTCTCTTGCCGAAGTGCAAGAAATGATGGTGCGGGCGCAAATCAACACGCTGGCCGTGGACGACGCGACCGCGCTGCGCATGGTGGCGTACTATCCCGACTGGACGGCTGGCACGGCCTACGCAGTCGGTGACAGGCTGGTGTACAACGGCGATCTGTACAAGGTGCTGCAAGCGCACACAGCGCAGGAAACGTGGCTGCCTGGGATCGGCACGGAGAGCCTGTACACCCGCATCGACGAGCGGCACGATGGGACGAAGTACGACCCCATCCCGTACAGCGGCAACATGGCGCTGGAGGCGGGCAAGTACTACAGCCAGAGCGGCAAGACGTACCTGTGCAACCGCGACACGGGCAACCCCGTGTATAACGCGCTGGCGGAGCTGGTTGGGCTGTATGTGACGGAGGTGTAATGGGATAACAACTTGTGCCCGACTCGGGCACCGAAAGGATTGCCATCCAAGGCGCAAAAAAAGGAGGGCGATTAGCCCTCCCGCTTGAGCGCTTGCGTTATCAGGTGCTCAATAAAGTTCGATATGCTGCGGCCCTCCGCTTCGGCGGCGGCCTGGAGTTTCTCTTTGAGTTCCGGCGTGAGCCGGATGTATAGGCGCTCTGTCTTGGCCATGACCCTTGTCTCCTTATCCAATGTCAACGTTGCGGCTAATGCGGGGCTGGTCAGGGTGAGCCTCGCTCCATGCATCTGCAAACGCGATGTCTGTAAACTCGATGTCGTCAGCGAGGTGGAGCTTGCCGACAGGGGTGATTGCGTTTGCAATGGCTACAGCGGTCTCTCTAGTCATGGGAGCCAGGTAAAGGGACTTGGCATACTTGACAATGTCCCAGTACGCGCCGTTGGCTGCGTCGTCCAGCGTTAAGGTGTTCGCGCCGCCAAACCAATCCGCAAGGGGTACGCTCTCGCCGATCCGGGACTGCCAGTCGTCGATGATCTGCATCGGGTTCCCGCCGAGGTTGTATACAAGCAGTCTGGCACTGCCGCTGTGGAGTTGGCCCATTCTCTCGATGATATCCATAATGTTCTCCTTCCCGGCCTTGTGGCCTGTCCGTTACCTTTAACTTGACTATATTGTACGCCTATTGTACGCACAAGTCAATTGGCGAAATAGCCAAACATTACACAAAAAATAAAGCAAAATCACAAATTGAAAGGAGCCAAACACATGAAAGAAAACACGATCAAGGCCGCTATGGCGGCCGCCCTGGGGGCGCTGTGTGCCTACGGGGTGCAGCTGCTGGTGCCGGTGCTGGTGCTGGTGGTGGTGATGCTGCTGGACTACGCCACGGGCATGACCAAGGCATGGAACGCCGGGGAATTGTCCTCCCGGGTGGGCCTGAAGGGCATCCTGAAAAAGGTGGGCTACTTGGTCATCGTTGCCGTGGCCGCTGTGGTAGACTGGCTGCTGCGCTACGGGGCCGACACCCTGGGCTGGGACTGGCCGGTGGAGTTCCTGTTTGCCAGCATTGTCATTATCTGGCTGGTGATCAACGAGCTGCTGTCCATCCTGGAGAACGTGTCGGCCATCGGTGCGCCGGTGCCTGCTTTCCTCCAGGCCCTGCTGAAAAAGTTGAAGGTACACACCGAGGACACGGCGGCGGACAAGCTGCCGGGAGAGGAGGACAACAATGAGTAAGCGAGTGTACATCAGCCCCAGCGACCAGACGGAAAACCGCTACGCCTGGGGCAATACCAACGAGCACGTCCAATGCCAGAAGATCGCCGAGGCGGAGGCTGCCGCCCTGCGCCGCAGCGGCGTGGAGGTGAAGCTGGCGGCCTTCGGCGCCACCATGGCCCAGCGCTGCGCCGAGTCCGACGCCTGGCGCGCGGACATCCACAACTGCGTCCACACCAACGCCTTTAACGGCAAGGTCATGGGCACCCGGATGTTTTGCTACGCAATCCCCGGCAAGGGGTACGACGCCTGCAAGGCGGTGTTCGCGGAGCTGGCCCCGCTGTCTCCCGGCACCTCCGAAAACATCCAGAAGGCCAGTTACTATGAGGTGCGTGTACCTAATGCGCCGTCGGTGTACTGCGAGTGCGAGTTTCACGACACCATCCAGGGCGCCCGCTGGATCGTGGAGCACACCACGGAGATCGGCGAAGCCATCGCCAAGGGTCTGTGCAAGTACCTGGGCGTGGCCTTCGTCCCGGCTCAGACGCAGAAGCCCGCCGAAGAACCCAAGGCCGACACCGGCGATGTGCTGTACCGGGTCCAGGTGGGGGCCTTCGCAGTCCGCGCCAACGCCGAGAAGATGCTGGACCGCCTGAAAAAGGCCGGGTTTAGTGGGTTCATCGTACAGGGGAAGAAGTAAGAAACATTCTGGACGGCGGGGAGTGACGTAACGCCGCGCTCCCTGCCCGCGCATTGCGCCCGCACGCCCACGGCTTTTATTTTGCCATGGATAATAGTCGCAAAGCCGTTCGGTACTACATTTCCAACATGGCTCCTAAGAGAGCTTTGGAATTTGTCCAATCTTTCGATTTGCCAGAAGATGAGGAATCGTGCATTATTTTGTGCGATATCCGCCGAAAGTCTTATATCCAAGTTTCCAACGCGCTTCACGTCTCGCCGGAAAGCGTCAAGAGAAACCGCCGCAGGGCATTGTCGAAAATTGTTGACGCGCTGACAAATCAATAGACCTCACTTGGACATGATCGCCCATTCAGAGACCTTTTACAGGCCATCTGAATGGGCGATTTTTTTGTACCATATAAGCAAAGGAGGGCTGGCGATGTACGGATTCAACAACCAATATCAGCAGGGATACGGTGCCCCATACATGGGGCAATACGGGCAAGCATCACAGCAAGCGTGCCAAATCACCAGAGTAAACGGCAGAAACGGGGCAGATGCGTTCCGCATGGCACCCAACAGCTCCATCTTACTCCTGGACGAGAATGACCCGGTTGTGTGGCTCAAGGTCAGCGACGGGGCGGGGTATTGTACTGTTACCCCGTACAGCATTGCGCCTTATCAAGACCCCGCGAAGGTAGATGTTACAAGTTTGGAAGAACGCGTGAAAAGATTGGAGGAAATGTTAAATGCCAAATCCGATGATTCAGATGCTCCAGCAAAACGCAAAAAGCCTGAATAACCCTCTCGCAATGTTGATGGAGTTCCGCAAGTTCGCGGCTGGTATGACACCACAGCGGGCAAAAGATCAAGTGGAACAAATGCTGCAATCAGGGAAAATGAACCCACAACAGTTCCAGCAGCTCCAGCAGCAAGCCAAGGAGTTTATGAGATTCCTGAAATAAGCCGGTGCGCAACGGTTTATTATAAAAATTTCAAGAAAGGAGTTTTGAAATGGACAACTATTCCCTCTCTGATCTTCGGGCCGCTGTTGATGGCGGCAATGACAATTGGGGCGGCGGCGCGTGGTGGATTATCATCCTGTTCCTTTTCGTCTTTATGGGCGGAGGCTGGGGGATGAACCGGCAGGGCGAATTTGGCCAGTATGCCACCGCTGCGTCTCAACAGGAAATCCTTTTCGGCCAGCAGTTTGGCCAGCTGAATGACCGTCTGACCAACGTGGGCAACGGCATTTGCGGTCTGGGTTACGAAATGCAGGGCAATGTCGGGCAGCTGGGTAAGGAAATGGCCCTGGCGCAGAACGGTACGAACATGGCCATTATGCAGACCGGAAACAACATCCAGTCTCAGATGTCGGAGTGCTGCTGCACCACGCAGCGGGCTATTGACAGCGTCAACGCCAACATTGACGCCAAGTTTGCCGCCCTGGAGAAATCTCAGCTGGAGGGCCGTATCGCCCAGCTGGAACAGGCCAACAATCAGCTGTTTATCAGGGACCAGCTGTGCGGCGTAGTGCGTTATCCCAACGGATACACCTACAATGCAGGCCCCTCTCCGTTTTGCGGCTGCAATAGCGGCTGCAACAACATCTGATTTCCGGCAATCGGAATAAAGTGACGCCCTATTTGGCGAGGCATGCGGGGGGGCATTAGTCGCCCCGCTATTTTTGAATGGGCAAGAATCAGATCGATTAGAAAGGAATGATACTATGAGTAAATCTGCCATCTATACCACCAACACCACCGGCGCAACCGTCCCGGTTGACGGCATCATCCCTGTTGGGAATACTACCCGCCGGTACGGCTGCAACATCAAGCAGGACGGCAATGCCATTACACTGTGTGGACAGGGGTATTACCTCGTCAACGTCTCCGGCACCTTGTCTCCCTCAGCGGCCGGCACCGTGTCTATCACCGCGCAAAAGGACGGCGTCCCGATTATCGGAGCGACGGGGGCCCAGACCGCCGCCGAAAACGGCACTGTTAATATTGGCATTTCTGCCATCGTCCGCAATGCCTGCGGGTGTGAAGGCTCTATTCTGTCCCTGGTCCTGGGCGGCGTTGCGGCAGTTGTAAACAACATGGCCGTTACCGTCGAGAAGCTGTAAGGGGTGCGACATGAAGGACGACCTGAAAGAATACAAGCAAAAACTGGAAAAGGAACTGTCTGCGTACATGGAACTGCCTGTGTCCGAACGCTCTGCTGCTGCCGTCCGAGGAATGGCGGAGTGCTGGGAACAGGTCGATAAACTCGGTAAATGTATGTCTGGATCCGCTGATTTTTCCAAAGAGGATGCCAAAGCATGGAATACCGACATGGGAAATGATGACGGCACCACCGGCGGGCATTGGACCGTTCAGCAGACCACCCCCCTCGCGGCCAACGCAGGTGTCGTGTTTGCGCACATCACCGAGGACGACTGGAACGTAGCCATGAATATGATGTATTCAGACTACTGCTCCGTGGCGGCAAAGTACGGCGTAAACAAGCCCGAGTTCTTTGCGGATATGGCCAAGGCGTTCCTGTTTGACAAGGACGCGAAAGGCCCGAAAGAAAAGCTGTCTGCCTACTACCATGGAATTGCAGCGGTGTAATTTGTTAGTAACCAGTTAGTAACTGACGCGGGATATAACGGGATTTTGCAATTTCCAACGCCAAAATATCCGCATACAACTGTTAACTCCCGCATAATGCCGCACAATACCGTTTGTTTGCTATTGGCCTATAATTGACGTGCATGGGGTCACAGGTTCGAGTCCTGTACCGCGCACCAAAAAAGTCCCAGTTCCGCATGAAACTGGGACTTTTTCTTTGCTTTTTCCGCCAAAAAGTTCCAACATTTAATACCATGCTTTTCCTTGTTAGTAACGTGTTAGTAACACGCTATTTTTCATCAGCCGTGTCTACAGCTGCAATCAGTTCAGAAATGTCTGTGTGGACATAAATATTTGCCGTTGTGGAATAGTCGGCGTGGCCCAATATTTTTTGCAGAATCTCTGTGGCCATGCCGGATCTTCTGGCCCAGCTGGTGTAGGTGTGCCGTGTGGCATGTGGGGTTTTCCGCTCGATCTTGAGCTTTTCCAGTAACGGGTAGTAATCCCGTCGGCGGAAATTTGCCGGTACCTGTTGTCCGGTATAGCCGGACAGCAAGAGCGTCCCCTTCGCCCTGGCGGCAAAGTATGCAAAGTATGCCCGGCCCTCCGGCCTGATGGGGATGGCCCGGTTGCGCCCGGCGGCGGTCTTTTCTCCCCCGATGACATAGGTTTCGTGATAGTCGGCCAGCGGGAGACCGAAAAGCTCCCCGATTCTCATGCCCGTGTAAATCAGCATCAATATAATTTTCGCGGTGTCGCTTCCGTTTTTCTCCAGCTTCTCAATGTCCACGTCGGAGAAGATTTCCTTTTCTTTTTTCACGTTTTCCGGAAGGTGGATAAATTTTGCAAAGCTTGTCGTGGCGATTTCTTCCCGTATCGCCCATGCGGACATCTGGGTAACAAGCTGCTTGTACTTGCTGCATGTGCTGTGGGATTTATCCGCATATTTGTCCATAACCGCCTGGAAGTCTGCTGTCCGCAAACTGCGGAATCTTGCATCGTGGAGCGGCTGGAACACGTCAAAAGCACGGTTATATGACTCCACCCCACGGGGGCCTATTTCCTTATAGTGTTCCTCTTTCCAGGCTTCAAATACTTCCCTGAAGGTCATGTTATACCGCTCTGTCAAATCTTTTCCTGCCAAGCGCTCCAGAGCCTCCAGTGCGTCTTTGCGCGTGGGGTAATACCCTATAATCACTTTACTTTTTGCCGCCACCCACGGGCGGCTCCTTCGGCCCTGCAGTTTGTAGACCGTGCCGGATCCGTTTGGCCTCTTGATGGCCCTGCGGGATTGTTTGGATTGCCGCTTTCCGCAAGATGGGCAAAACAGAGCGCCATCCGGCAAAACTCCACCGCACTTAACGCAGTTCATTGTATCCTCCTTTATATTGTGACATGGCCGCCCCATGTGGGACGGCCTTTTTTCACACTTTTTTGCGCAGGGCCATAGAGATGATGACCGTAGAGGCTATCACCGCAGTGACTGCTACGACAATAACAAACCACGCCACGGCGGTAGGCTGTCCGTTGCGGATAAGCCCTTGGGCCGTGATTTGCGAGTCGATAAACAGGTACGCCACCAGGCACATGGCCAGCACGGCGCACATACCAATCAGTACGAAGATGACCGGCTTGCGAGTGCGCATTTGGCCCTTCTGTATGGCGTTTACTTCTTCCAGCCTTTTTACGTTACCGGACAAATGCGCGTTTTCCAGCTCCAGTTGATGTATCCTGGCCTGCATAGATTCCGGGTGATCTATAGGCTTGTCCAGCCCAAACAGCTCGTCAAGCGACAGATCCAGCACCATGCACATGGCGACCGAGTTGTAGAGCTTTGGGTCCATTTGTGATCCGTCCAGGAGCTTTGACACGGCGGACTTTGATACGCCGGACAGATCCACGATGTCGCTGATGGTGTACCGTTTCTTTTCCTTTGCCTCGCGAATCCTTTTTGGGTATTGCTCAATGTTTCCCGCAATTTCCTGCAACGCAGACATGGTTATTCGCCTCCATAAAGTAGATTTCACCTGTGGCGGGACAGAATCTCAAATGCGGGGACCATTTGCCCTACATCGGCCGCACGGTTCCCTAGATTGCGCGTGGACAGGGGGTCACGGCACTGCTATGCTTAAATCGTAGCAGATGACAGCCTGATGGGCTATCTGCTATATCGGCCCTGCCGTCCGGTGCGGGGGCGGCGGGGCCAACATAACCCAAGATCTATCCCTTTGTTGCCTATTATAGGGCAACGCGGTATGCAATATTTGTCCTATTTGGGGGAATAGGTGAAAATATTTTTTTACGAGGGGGAAATAAATCGTGTGTTTTTGCGAAAAGTATGATATAATAGAACAAATGGACGAGTGCAGCAAGCGGGAACTATTCATAGCCGCCGTCCAGACACTCACACAGGAAGAACAAAGACGATTATGGAAGGAGTTAGAAAAACATGGAATTATCAAACGCAAAAGTCCTGATTGCATCTGACGGCGAAAAGACATTTGTCCTCGTAAATGGAACACCGCTTATCGGAGATAAGATTGATTTCAAATGCGATATGTGCGGTGTCCGGCTCAGCGTGTCTAACGCACTGCTTACGCCTAACCTGTATAAAGCCAGTGACTTCGCCGCATTTGTGAAGAACAAGTTAGGTTATGACCTGTCCGTCATGTAAATCCCACATGAGGACGGTTTCCGGGTCTTGCTGGTCCATGTAGGCAATGCCCGCATCCATTAGGATAACACCACCAAAAGGCGAATACTCGGCATATCCGGCAACACAAATCTCCTGTAACCCATCCTTTATTGCTTCTGGAATCGGCATGAAGAATGTGGAGTTTTGCTTCGACTGCCCGTATGCCCGGCGCTGGCAGTAATGCGTGTAGAGAGCTGCCAGCGCCTTTTTTGCACTCCTTGTCAGTTCAACGCCCATCGCTGCGCCTCCTCTGCTGAATCTCCACAAGCTTCTGCATGGCTTCAAGAATCTGGTCATCCGTCCAGCTTTCCACCTGCGCTTCCCAGTCCTCCATAGTCGGCACGAACCCCTCGATCTTCGGATCGGGGGCTTTTTTTATGGCCAGATCATCGGCTTCTGCAAGGAACGACTCCGGAGATACGCCGAAATAATCTGCGATTTTCCTTATCGTCGTTGACCTTGGCACCGCTCCATTTTTCCACAGCGTTACCGACCCAGACGACAGCCCAAGCGCTTTTGCCACGGCATTTGGTGATACCTCTCGTTTTGCGCACAGGCCAACAAAGACTGACCAGAACATAAAATTACACTCCTGAAAATTGTGAGATTCTCCAAAAGTGAGAAATGTGAGATTTTGTACTTTACAAAATGAGATTCCTGAGGTATCATATAGACAAGCCCCAGAAAAAAGAGTACAAAAACACCAGCCCCCATAACAGCGGCTTTAACAATTTCTTTTGGCAGAGTCATTGTAACGCGGTTTGGGCGGCGTGTCAAGTATGAAGTCTCACGTTTGTGAGGTCCGGGGCAATGACTGCGGCGGGGATAGAAATGCCCCGACCGTGCTGTTCCACGGTCGGGGTTTCCCCAAATTTGTTCACCAGAACACCCTTGCAACCTTCCGCACTGTCGGCGTGAGTTTGATACCTGCTTCACTGCATGACCCGACAGTGGCAAGCTGCGTTTTTTTACACGCTTCACTGCGTGGACGCTTGCCGGTTCTACGAGAGGTACACGATGAAACAGCCGTGCTTCTTGGGGGTGCCGCTCACTTTTGCGGGATAGGTTCCGCAAAGCCCATTTGCATCACGCCGTGTCCCCACGGTCTGGAACGGGCAAGGTCAAAAGTTTGGTCAAAAGGCCACCTCCTTTGATTTTGCCACAAGGGCTATCGAAAGGGTACCACATTTCCCCGCCGCAGTCAATGAAAACTCACACATTTAGAGAGGAGGCAGACGCATTTGACGCTGAGAGAACTCCGGGAGAATGCCGGAGTAACCCGGGCACAGGTCAGCAAGAAACTGAATGTTGACCTGTCCTGTTTGTCCCACTGGGAGGTGGGCGACTGGAAACCCGGGAGGAAGTACCACAAGGCGCTGGCCAAGCTGTACGGCTGTACCGTGGACGAGCTTCTGGCAGGAGACGAGTCTGGAAAGTGAGGAATGTAAAAAATGCCCCGCCAGGCGGCAACCTGACGGGGCGGCGAAGAAGCATTGGCAAGGATTCTTCACGGGTATTATACCACACCCGCGAAGCAATTGCAAGGAGGAAAGTATGGTAAAAACTATGACAATCGACGAGGCCGCAAAGTATCTGCGGGAAAACGGCGTCAAAATCTCCAAAGAAACACTCTCCGACGGGATTCAGTCCGAAAAACTGCCGTTCGGCGTGTGCATCGAGACTGGCCGTAGCCGGGTGTTTATGATTTTCAAGCGCCTTGTGGACAAGTGGCTTGAGGAAAGGGAAATCTGATGAAAGCTTACAAGGGGTTCGACAAGGACCTGAAATGCCGGGGATTCCAGTATGAACTCGGCCGGGAATACCAGGAGACGGAAGCGTCGTTGTGCCGCAAAGGATTCCACGCCTGTGAAAACCCGCTGGATACGTTCCGGTACTACCCACCAACGGATTCTCGCTATTGCGAGGTGGAGATCGCCGACAACGGGCAGCGTAATAGCGATGACTCCAAGGTGTGTGGCGAGAAAATCAAGATCGGCGCGGAAATCGGGCTGGATGGCGTAATCAAGGCCGGGGCGCAGTTCATCTTTGAAATGTGCAAGGGATCCTCTGAAGATCATGCATCTGGGGAGAGGGGCAACGCCGCCGCATCTGGGGAGGGTGGCAACGCCGCCGCATCTGGATGGAGGGGCACGGCGACCGTGACAGGGCAATATGGCGGCGCAAAAGCACTCGGGAACGATTGCTTGGCCACCGCCTGGGGGCCTGAAAGCAAAGCTATGGGAAAGGCCGGAAACTGGCTTGTGCTGTCCGAGCACAAGTGCGGGGCCATCGTAGACGCGCGGCTGGTCCGTGTTGACGGCGAGATTATCAAGTCGGACACTTGGTATGTCTTGCGAAATGGAAAGATTGTGGAGGCGGAGTAATGATTATTGTATGGATCTTCTGCTTCATCGGCGTGGGGGCATGCGTCTCCGGCCTGCTGAAGTTGGTGGACTGGCTGGAGGGAAAGCGATGAACAGACTTACCCCGCAGGAAATTGCGGACGAGCTGCGGAAGTGCGCGGACGAGACTGGAGCATGTAGCTCATGCTCGTGGGCATGTGGATACGGTAGTTGTATCCGCTCGATAATGCGTGCAGCCGCTGATGCAATCGACAACCAGCGCGCACACATTCAGGCCCTCATCAAGGCTAACGAGGCGCACCGCGAGATGGTGGCCCGACCTGCGAAACGCTCTGATATGGTGGAGGCATTAGATGCTATCGAAACCGGCATGACCAGAGTGGCCATTGACCGCGACATCTGGCAGAACGATTTGATCTATGTGCTTTGTCAGGGGGTACGGCTCCTGCTGGAAGAAAGGGTGAGAAAGTGAGCTGTAAGAGGCCGAACGTAGAGCACCGACGGTCGCAGGAAATGGGCGTATGGACGTGAGGGTGTACCAGTACACCACGGGAGACAGATTCCGGCTCCCCATTGCGCAGGCGGACACGATACAAGAGCTTGCAGGGATTGTCGGCGTTGACCCTGCTGTCGTGCGCAGAGCGTACAAGCGCGTGATGACCGGAGCGGTGAAGCAGAGCCGATACACCTTTGTAGACATACCGGACGAGGAGGAAGATTGATGTACATCTGTGATGAGTGCGACGCTGTGTTCTTTGAACCCGTTTGCAAATGTAGCACCGCCGAATTGGGGGACATAACCGCATATTATTGCCCCAGATGCGAGGCAGAAATGGAGGCCCGATGATGTACATCTGCGATGCGTGCGACACTGTGTTTGAGGAGCCCGTCCGCAAACAAGAGTACTCCGAAGAATACGGAGACAGCACCGCATACTATTGCCCTCGCTGCGGGACGGAGCTTGGGAACCCGTATGAATACGTGGCTGACGAGTGCCCGTCTTGCCACGGCGCGAAGAACGCACAGGACCCGGTGTGCCGCAAGTGCAAGCTGCGCATTAGGGGGCTTCTGCGGCTGTTCGTCAGCGACTTCAACCGGCCTGAGCGCGAATACCTGGCCGACCTTCTGGACGGCACCGCGCTGGACAACATTGCGAAAGGAGATAACTTTTGAATATCTACGAAAAAATCCTCGCCATTATGAACGAGGTCCAATACCTGGCAAAGGACGACCATGTGTCTTTTGGCAGCACCAGCTACAAGGCACTCTCTGAGGAGAAGGTGACATCCGTCATGCGGCAGAAGCTGGTCAAGTACAAACTGATCGTGTACCCCATCGCACAGACGGCCAGCCGCGACAAGACCATCACGCACGTGGACGTTATATACCGCATGCAAGATACCGAGGACCCGTCCCAGTACATCGATATTGCGTCGTGCGGGGACGGCGCGGACACGCAGGACAAGGGGAGCGGGAAGGCCATGACGTATGCTTTCAAGTATATGTGGCTGCGCACATTCGCGCTGCCCACTGGCGAGGACCCCGACAAAATCTCATCTGCTGAGCTGGACGCTCGTCAAGAGTCTCCTAAGTGCGAGAGCTGTGGTGGAGACATCACGGCAACCACAAAACGCAACGGGGAACTTTGGGAGGTCCCGGATATCGTTACATACTCAAAAAAGCGGCTCGGCCGCCAATTGTGTGCCGCCTGTATTAAGGCCGCACTGAAAGCGGAGAAGTGACCATGAACGATTTGGTTACAGAAATCGGCAACAAGAGCCGGATGTTGGACGTGGCCATTGCGGAACTGAAAAAGCGTGGGCAGAAATATGCGGAAGCTGAAAAAGCCTACCGCATAGCCCTCGCGCGGCGCATCCTCGATGAGCGCGAGAAGGGAACGCCGGTGACGATCATCTCCGATATTTGCCGAGGGTCCGCACAGATAGCCGGTCTGCGGTTTGAGCGGGATTGCGCGGAAGTGGTGTACAAATCCGCTATGGAGGCAATTAACTCCATGAAACTGCAAGTCCGGCTCATGGACAGTCAGCTTGACAGAGAGTGGGGGGCCGCAAAATGAAACAACGCGCGTTTCCCCGGACCAAGGACATATCCGGGCAGCGGTTCGGGAAACTGGTAGCGCTATACCCCATCTCTTTCAAGGCGACGGGGAATAACACGTGCTGGGTTTGCCAGTGTGACTGCGGCAACAAGACAATTTCTAATGGCGCGAATTTGCGCAGAGGGCACAAAAAATCCTGCGGGTGCATCAAACACCGGGTTACGCCGACCTACCTGACCTGGAACGGCGAGAAGAGGACCGTATGTGATTGGGCCATAATTACCGGAATCAGCCCGGATTTAATCCGCAAGCGCTGGAAGGCTGGGTGGCCCGTAGATGCAATCTTTACAGAGGTCGAAAAGCCGCAACTATGCTGGGGCTGCGCCAAGGCGTGCGGCGGGTGCTCCTGGTCAAAACGTTTTGAGCCGGTCCCCGGCTGGACCGCAGTGCCAACGCTACTGTGCGGAAGAATACCGTCATACAGAATTACAGCATGCCCGGAGTTTGTATCGGATGGGACGGAGTACGATGAGTGAAAGAAGATGCTTTCTCTGCGGCAGGAACGGCGCACAGGACCCGCTGGAGCGTCACCACATTTTCGGGGGGTCTTACCGCAGCAAAAGCGAGAAATACGGCGCGGTGGTGTGGCTCTGCGGTGACAGGTGCCACAGGAACGGGAAGTCCGCCGTGCACCGGAACGGCGACCAGATGCGGCGATTGCGTCGGTACGGACAGCTGACGATCATGAAGGGCGAGGGCTGGACGGAGGACGATTTCAGGCGCGAGTTTGGAAAGTCATATCTATAGGAGGTAGAGATGGAAAAGAAACTGCTGTACACAAGAAGCGAGACGGCCAGGCTGTTGAGCATCAGCGTTGACACGCTGGACGCCCTGCGGAACGACTGTGTTATCCAGGGCTATCATGTGGCCCGAGGGAACCCCCGCGTCTACTTCAAGGCCAAAGATCTGGAGAAGTTCATGGAGCGTCTGGAGGTGGCAAAATGTTGAACAACGTCATCATCATGGGCCGGTTGACCCGGGACCCTGAACTGCGCCGCACCCAGGGCGGCACCGCCGTCACCAGCTTCACCATGGCCGTGGACCGGGACTTCAAGTCCCAGAGCGGCGAGAAGGAAACGGATTTCATCGACGTGGTGGCCTGGCGCAATACGGGCGAGTTTGCCGCGAAGTACCTTGCCAAGGGCCGCATGGCCGCCGTGGAGGGCCGCATTCAGGTCCGAGACTGGCAGGACAAGGACGGGAATCGCCGCAAGTCCGTGGAGGTGGTGGCTGATAACGTGTATTTCGCGGATTCCAAGCGGGACAGCAAACCCCAAGAGTCCCGCGATGATCAGGCGTTCGACGAGATCGAAGATGATGGCGACTGGCCGTTCTGACGGAGGTCTGCCATGCCGAATAGAATCATAAAGGAAAGCTTATGCGACTCAGAAAAAATCGCAGCTCTTTCGGATTTTGAGTTTCGGCTTTGGGTTGGATTGATTACGCAAGCGGATGATGCGGGGCGCGGAGATGCCCGCCCCGCTATCATAAAAGGACGTGTTTTCCCGTTCCGGGAGAGGTTATCCATCAAAGATATCGATGCTGCGCTCCAAGAATTGGCGGCAAAAGGCTGCGTGTCCCTCTACACAGTGGACGGGAGGCCCTACTTTTTGTTCCCCGGGTGGGTCAAGCATCAGCGTATCAGAGATTGCAAGCCGAAGTTCCCCGAGCCTCCGGAAAACACAGCTTTGCAGCAATCTGCGGCGAGTCGCGGCAATCTGCGGCAAGTTGCCGCAATCTGCGGCGAGTCGCGGCAATCTGCGGCCTTAATCCAATCCGAATCCGAATCCAAATCCAATCCGAACTGCGCAAGCGCATTCGACGTTTTTTGGCAGGCGTATCCGAGAAAAGCGGGGAAAGCGGCTGCGCGGAAGGCGTTCGACAAGGCGAAACCGCCGTTGGACGTCGTTCTCAAGGCCATCGAGGCCCAGAAGCACAGTGCGCAATGGCAGCGCGATAACGGCCAGTACATCCCCTATCCGGCCACATGGCTGAACCAGGGCCGGTGGGAGGACGAGGTGCAAGAGACCGAACTGCCCGCAAAGCCAGAGCCTCGCTGGAAGTACAACTTCGACGACGGCGGCTGGACGGAGGAGGACTGACGTATGCTGGACTCTCTCTACCTGGAGCAAAACGTCATTGGGGCGCTGCTCATCCAGCCAGAATGCTACGAAGCCGCCGCAGAGCTGTCACCGGATGACTTCTTGGTTCCGGAATACGCAGAGCTGTTCCGGGCCATCCAGCGGCGGAACGAAGCCGGGGACCCTGCGGATGCCCCGTCCGTGCTGATGGACGCATCCAGCCGCAACGACAACGTGACCAGCAAGATCATGACGGACTGCATGGACGTTGTCGTGACCACCGCCAACATCGACGTGTGGGTGTCTGGAATGCGGGACGCATCTATGGGCCGGAAGCTCAGAGACTTGGGCGAAGAACTCCGAACAGCGGAGATATCCCCACAGGATGCCCTCAGGGCGGCACAGGAAGCAGTCACGGCGATTCAGAACAGCACTGGGGTATCCGGGGGCCTGGCAGTCTCCGATGCCGTGAAGAGCCTTAAAAATCGTGTCGACAAGGGTTTTGCCGGCGGACCCCCACCATACGTCAAGACCGGCTTGCAGGAATTTGACCGGTTGCTGGGCGGGGGGCTTATCAACGGCGGGTTTCACATCGTTGCCGCACGGCCCGGAAAGGGCAAATCTGCCCTGGCTATGCAAATCGCCCTCAATGCGGCAAAACGTGGCGTGAAGGTGCTGTATATCTCCCTGGAGATGTCACCGGATGACTGCACCAGCAGGCTGACGGCCAACATAGCGGGCATATCTTCCCGGTTGCTGATGTTCGGCGGCACCCTGACGGAAGCAAAATACGCCAAGTACGCGGAGGCATCCGCCAAGCTGTCCGAGTTGCCCATCGTGTTTAACCGGCGGACGGGCATGGACATGCGGGGAGTGACGGCGCTGGCCTACAAAGAGCGACCGGGGTTGATTGTGCTGGACCACATCGGCCTGCTGGAGCAAGAAAACAAGAAAGCCACGCTCTACGAGAGCACCACGAAAAACAGCCGATCGGCGAAATTGCTGGCCATGCGGATGGATATCCCGTTGCTATGCCTGTGCCAGTTGAACAGAGCCGGTGCGTCAGATCGTGGCGGCGAGTTTCGGGCCACTATGGCCAACCTCCGGGAGTCCGGCGCGATCGAGCAGGACGCGGACACCGTGACGCTACTGCACCGCCCGTGCGAGAAGGAGGACCGGGGCGAATGGGACCCGGACATGCTGGAGCTATACCTGGACAAAAACCGACGCGGCCCCACCGGGATGGTGAGGATGGCCTATTTCCCCAACACGGGCCGCATAGTGAAGTGAGGGTGACATGAAAAAGATCGTTATTCCCCTGCCCCCTGTGACAAAGAAGAACCACCCCAGGCTCATCCGTGGGCCTTACGGGGAGCCGAAGATCATTCCGTCTAAGCAGTTCGCAGAATATCAGGAGTCGGCGGCATGGTACTGCCACTCGGACAAGCCGATATCGGAGCCGGTAACGGTAAAGTGTCTGTTTTACATGCCGACTCACCGGCGCGTGGACCTGACTAATCTCTTGGAAGCTATCGATGACGTACTGGTACATACCAGAGTCCTGGAAGATGACAACAGTAACATCATCGTGTCGCACGACGGGAGCCGGGTGCTGTACGACAAAGAAAATCCCCGGACGGAGGTGTATATCAGCCGGTATGAATGATTTTGACTACGATTGCATGCAGAAAAAGCGCACTGCGCGAGGCGCGTTTGCGCATATCAGCCGAAAGCGCGGCGGGTGTACGCTGCCAAGCGACAACCTGACCGCGAAGCAAAGAAGGGAGAAAAATGGAGAAGTAAAAAGCTACAACATTACCCGGCCCATGCCGTGGGCGGAGTTCAAGACACTGCCGGAGGACCTGAAACGCGAGTTCTTTCGCAACATGCAGAGCTTTGGCGGTACCGCAAAATGGCTGGCGGATGAAATGGGCACGTCAGACATGACCGTAAGAGCCGCCGCAAAAGCCGCCGGGACACCGTTTGCGCGCGGAAATGGGAATTTGCCACTGTGGCCCCGGAAGGTCGCAGAGTGGGCGAACGCCGAACAGCAGACTGCCGCAGAGACTCCCGCTGAAGAACCTACGATTCAGGAATCCGGGAAGAGATTGATCCAGGAGCATGCCCGCATGGAGTTCAGTTTCACCGATTTTTCGGATTTGGTGCAATTCCTGCGGGTGGCGGTGCCGGAAAGCGGCAAGGTGACGGTGGAGTGGTGAGACGATGGAAACATATCTGGAATTTCTGAAATCCAAGATCGTATTGGCCAAAGAGAGCGGCTTCGACGTTGACCCAGGGGAGATCAACCCGAACCTGAAACCGCACCAGCGGGATTCTGTGATTTGGGCGCTTCGCGGCGGGCACCGGGCCTTGTTCCAATCCTTCGGCCTCGGAAAGACGGTGCAAGAAATAGAGTTCTGTCACCAGGCCGTAAAGCACGACGGCGGACGGGCGCTGATCGTCCTTCCGTTGGGTGTCCGCCAAGAGTTTGCCAGGGACGCGGAAACCATCTTGGGCTATTCAGCCCCGGTATACATCACTAAGATGCAGGACCTGGCCGAAACGGGCGCGGAGATCGTTATGACCAACTACGAGCGGGTGCGCGATGGAGACATCGACCCAACACAGTTCACAGCCGTAGCGCTGGATGAAGCGTCTGTGCTGCGCAGCTTCGGGAGCAAGACATATCAAACCTTTCTGCCCAAGTTCCGGGGCGTGAAGTATAAACTGGTCTGCACGGCCACACCGTCGCCCAATCGGTACAAGGAGCTTATCCACTATGCCGGATATCTGGAGATCATGGACACGGGGCAGGCCCTGACACGTTTTTTCCAGCGCGACAGCACCAAGGCAAACAACCTTACCCTGTACCCGCACAAAGAAGATGAATTCTGGCTCTGGGTATCTTCGTGGGCGCTGTTCGTGGGGAAGCCCTCCGATTTAGGATATGACGATACCGGGTATGACCTTCCCCCGCTGGACGTCCGGGTGCATATCGTCCCGGACGACTATGGCACGGAAACGGACCGGGACGGGCAATACAAGATGATGAACGACGCGGCAACATCTTTGGCAGAGGCCGCGCGGGAAAAGCGTGACAGCATTCAGCGGCGCGTCGCCGTAGCCAAAGGAATCGTAGACAGCGACCAGGCTGCGCATTTCATCTTGTGGCACGATCTGGAAGCGGAACGCCACGAAATAAAGAAATCCATGCCGGAAACCGTGGACATCTACGGCAGCATGGATTACGACGAGCGGGAGCGCCGGGTAATTGATTTTTCGGAAGGCCGAACACGTCTGTTTGCAACGAAAAAGAGCCTATCTGGCTCCGGGTGCAATTTCCAGAGACATTGCCACCGGGCTATCTTCATCGGTATTGACTATGAGTTCAACGATTTCATTCAGGCAATCCACCGAATTTACAGGTTCCTGCAAACGGAACAGGTGATTATCGACATCATCTACACAGAAGCGGAGGACCCCATCTACCGTGTCCTGATGCAGAAGTGGAAGCAACACAACGACATGCAGGCACGAATGCGGGAGATCGTCCAGAAATACGGGCTTTCCGGTGAGGCACAGACGGAGAAAATGAGCCGGAGCATAGGAGTTGAAAGAGTGGAAATCAAGGGAAAGAATTTCATCGCCGTGAATAACGACTGCGTAGAGGAAACGGCGAAGATGGCGGAAAACAGCGTGGACCTTATTGTGACCAGTATCCCGTTTTCCAACCACTATGAGTACACGCCCAGTTACAACGATTTCGGCCACAATGAGGACACACGGAGATTCTTTGAGCAGATGGATTACCTGACGCCAAACCTCTTGCGCGTACTGAAGCCGGGGCGCGTGTTCTGCTGCCACGTAAAGGACCGGGTTCTGTTCGGTAACGCTACGGGCATGGGCATGCCCACTATGGAGCCGTTCCACGCGATGTGCATCCGGCATTACATGCAGCATGGGTTTGCGTATTTCGGCATGATTACCGTTGTGACGGACGTGGTGCGAGAGAACAACCAGACATACCGGCTGGGCTGGACGGAGCAGTGCAAGGACGGCTCAAAGATGGGGGTGGGCTGCCCGGAATACATTCTTCTGTTCCGCAAGCTGCCTACGGACCGCAGCAAGGCTTACGCAGACGAAAAGGTGGTAAAAAGCAAGGACGAATACACCCGGGCACAGTGGCAGATCGACGCGCACGGTTTCTGGCGCTCATCTGGCGACCGGCTCATGACCAAAGAAGAGATCATGGCCATGGACACCGGAAAGATTCAGGCGGCGTATCGGAAGTACAGCCGAGGGACCGTGTACGATTACGCGGAACATGTCCGCATGGCGAAAGAGCTGGACACAGATGACAAGCTCCCGGCCACGTTTATGGTGGTAGCGCCTGGGAGTTGGACAGATCATGTATGGGACGATATCAACCGCATGCGAACCTTAAACACCACGCAGAGCCAGCGCCGCCAGCAGATGCACGTTTGCCCGCTCCAGTTGGATATTGTAGACAGGCTTATCAATCGCTACAGCAATCCCGGGGAATTGGTGCTGGACCCCTTCGGCGGACTTGGCACTGTCGCCCTGGAGGCGATGAAGGCTGGGCGGCGCGGGTATACCATCGAGCTGAACAACGGGTATTTCCGCGACGCTGTGGGCTATCTTAAGGAGTACGAGCAAGAGGACATGAACATTTCGCTTTTTGACATGATGGAGGAAACAAAATGATCTACGCCCAAGAATCCCTCGTTGACGAGATTATCGGAGTATGGAGGTGGTGAATGATGCAACACCTCGGTGATATTACAAAGCTCGACGGAGCTACCATCGAACCGGTGTGGTGCGTGACGGGCGGAAGCCCGTGTCAGGACCTGAGCATCGCGGGAAAGCGTGCCGGTCTCGCAGGAGCGCGAAGCGGCCTGTTTATGGAGCAGATCAGAGTGATAAAGGAGATGCGGGAACATGACAAACAGCTTGGCAGGGCAGGAGAGCTTATTCGCCCGAGATACATGGTGTGGGAAAACGTCCCCGGAGCTTTTAGCAGCAACAAAGGACGAGACTTCGCAGCCGTGCTCGAAGAAATCATCAAAATCGTCGAGCCGGAAGCCCCCGGTATTGAAGTGCCTGAAAAGGGCTGGCCTACCTGGGGGGGATACCACGATGAAGTGGGAGGCCGATGGAGCGTGGCGTGGCGAACTCACGACGCGCAATACTGGGGAGTGCCCCAACGCCGTCGTCGTATCTCGGTTGTCGCAGATTTTGGAGGAGACACCGCATCCGAAATACTCTTTGACCGCAAAAGCGTGTCAGGGGATATTGCGGAGAGCGGAGCGGCGGGGGAAGGATTTGCCGAAGCGGCTGAAAGCGGTGCTGGTGGAGCAGGCAAAGACTCCGGATCGGTGATATGTCTTAAAGGAAACGCCATTGACCGAGACACAGCGCAAAATGGCAAATGGTATCAAGAAGATAAGAGTTACACGCTGGATGCAACAGATCGGCACGGCATATGCGCCGGTTTTGAAGCAACGCATATAAACCTGATGGTGGCTACGCGCTGTAAAGCGTTAGGGCGCGGGACAGGATTTGGCGTAGGAGAACCGGGGGACCCAGCGAACACTATTTCCGCCGCACATTCGCATGGCGTATTGTGCGCCGGGTTTAAGGCCGGGCAGGGCGCACATGCGGGCGGCGTTGGGTACGACGAGGAAGTGTCGCCCACGCTGGCGGCGGTACCCAGCGGGACGAACCAAACCCCGGCAGTGGTGGTGCTGGACATGACACACGCCTGTGATGTCATCCGCGAATGCGGAGAGCGGGTCCCGTCGTTGCAAGCCCGTATGGGAACGGGTGGCAATCAAGTGCCGCTGGTGGCATACGGTATCGGCAACGGACAAGCCAACGAAGCCAGTGTTATGGCGGAGGAAGTCAGCCAAACGTTGAACACCATGCACGATGCTCAAGCAATTTTATACCAGCCCAAAAGCGCAATGGAAGAAAACTGGGCAGAAAGCGAAACGAAGAACGCATTACGCGCAGGAGAAAGTAAAGTGAGCCACGCAGTCGTTTGTGAGGACGTGAGCCACGCACTGCGGGCAAATGCTGGCTGTGCGTACCGGGAGGACGCGGAGACATACCCGGTGCAGAACATGGTGGTGCGTCGATTGACACCGCTGGAATGCGAACGGCTACAGGGATTCCCGGACGGCTGGACGGACATCGGCGACTACACAGACAGAACCGGAAAGAAGCGCAAGACCTCCGACAGCGCACGGTACAAGGCGCTCGGCAACAGCATCGCGCTGCCGTTTTGGCACTGGATGTTTGGCCGTATGGCGGCCTATCTGCCGGAGGGCGCAACGCTCGGCAGTCTGTTCGACGGCATCGGCGGCTTCCCACTGTGCTGGGAGGATGTACACGGTGCCGGGACGGCAATCTGGGCAAGCGAGATTGAGGAGTTTCCGATTGCCGTGACCAAATTAAGATTTGGAGGAGCGATTACATGAGCATCAACGAGACGTGTAGAGGTGTGAAAGGAGGACCCGTGAAGCCATCACGTAAAGAGATTGCCGCAACCCTGCGCGAATATGCAGAATGGGCTGATGCGAATATCTACGAAGTACCTATTATGCTGCCGGATGATTTGAGAGCGGCGGCTGATATGCTGGAGAAAGGAGAATGATATGGACGCTGTGAAGTTTGTGGAGGCTCGACGCCGGATGTTTGCGATGACGGGTGAAAACCCTAAGCACAGCATGTTTAACATGGGAACTCCGGCAGCAGATGTAGTTCGCGAAGTGGAAAAATGGGCAGTTTCTCACCCACACAAAACCCAGCAGGAAAAATTTTTACAGCAGTGGCCCAAGACGTGGATTGGCCCATCGGGGATTATACAAATTAGCCCGTGCTATATAGATTCGTCATATCTTACGGACGAGGGTCGGTGTGCTGCCGAAGGGAAATCCTGTGACACTTGCCGCCGTGAGTTTTGGATGCGGGAGGTGGAGTGAATGAACGATATCACACGCCAGCCCTGGGCCGAATGGCTGGAAAACTCCCTGAGAACGGTAGTGGACATTGAACCGGTATGCCTGTGTATTGCAGCAACAAAGCCGGATGGGACCGTTTTTACCGGATATTACAACGCCGATGCAACGGATAAGGCCGTGTTTGCGCACAATATCCAGAGCGATGTGACCATGGATATCATCCGGGAGAACATCGAGAAAATCAAGGAGATGCTTGAGGAGAATGACGATGGATAAGCTGAAACCGTGCCCGTTCTGTGGCGGGGACGTTCGATTCGACAAGGCATACAGTTATTTCCGAGACAGCGTAATCTACTGCGACGGATGCGACATGGTGTTCACTTTGGACGATTGCTCGGCATCTGACGATGATATCGTCAGAGTATGGAACAGGAGGGCTGACAATGGGTGAAAGAAACCTTGTTGCGGTCAGTATCAAGCATACGATATACGGTTGGAAGTTCGGCATGCCGTGCTGGCTGTGGGGAAGCAGAACAAAAGACGAAGAGAAGCGGTCGTTTGGCGGTTATACACAATATCCTAACAACGCAGAAGTGTACTCCCTCGGCGAGTGGCAGGAAAGCGGTTATGGTGCTGGTGATGTATGCAAGGTGGATGAACCGGTGCAGATGTGTATCGGTTTTTGCAAGAAATACAAAAAATATGACACCGTACTTGTTCCACTCAATCAGTACGTCAAATACTGCGAGTCCGCTTGCTTGCCTCTGGATAAACCAAAGGAGGGCTGACAATGACGCTAACTGAGATGTTTGCAGTTTGCGATTCGTGCGTATATGCGCCTTGTCTTTGTGGGAATGACCCTGAGAACTGCGTGGCATATGTGATGAGGAGGGCTGACAATGGCTGAATACATCGAGCGTGAAGCGATAATGGAGTTTCCAATCCGGAAAGACCAGTGCGACAAGGAGCACGCGAACGAGCATTTTATCTTTGGCATTGAGTCGGTGCTGGAATATGTAGAGAATCTGCCCGCCGCTGATGTGGCCCCGGTGACGCATTGGGTTCTTGCTGATGAAAAATTGCCACCGGATGGGCAGGATGTGCTTTGCTGGTACGAGTATTTCCGCTTTGGGTCGTATCATCAAATGTTCCAAACTTACGGCATCGGTTATCAATACAACGGAATGTGGGGCGGCGAAGTTGCGCAGGGGCAGAAAGCAAGGGTTTTAGCGTGGATACCATTGCCGGAGGCACCGAAGATAGATGGAGGTACTGAAAATGCAAGCTATGAAATGTGATCGCTGTGGACGCCTATATGAGCATTATGACGGTCGGAAGGCGTTTCCTAAGTCGCGATCAAATTCTATCGCGTTGAGAGACACCGATATTGACGGAAAATACGGGCAACGAGATCGTTTTGACCTGTGTTTTTCTTGCATGGTAGACCTCGAAGCCTTTTTGTACGGAGGTACTGAAAATGCGGTTGATTGACGCGGATGCGCTCCCAAAACTGTTAGATGCCGAATATAAACAAACGATGAAACTGATATTGGAAGGGGAAAAGCAACTTGACACTTTAGCAGAGGGGTTTACGGAGGCCATCCACATAGCGAAATATATTGCCACCACCGTGGATGCAGTGCCGGTGGTGCGGTGCAAAGATTGCGAGAACAGCTACTACGCAGTGGATGATCTGATATGCTCCTACGGCCCGTGCGTTGATTGCCCTGTGTCTCCAGATTTCTGGTGCGCGAATGGCAGACGGAGGGAGGATGCCCATGCCCAAGACTAACCCCCGCAGAATCCCTCGCACACAGGCAGACGTAGACAAAGCCTACAGCAACGGCATTGTGGAGGGACTGAGCCGGGGCATAGATCTGATGCTGTATGTCCTGATCGACAAGCACGATGCGCCGATGGACGATGTGCAGCAGCTTGCCGGTGAATTGAACCACGCCGCTCAGTGCGTGGCGGAAGGGTACGTTACCTGGGCAGATATCCGGCAGATGCTCAAAGAGTACGGCGTTGAGACGGCGCTGGAATAGGAGGTACGATGAACGGTTACAGAGGTGTTCTAATAACCTTGTGCGAAGAGCTCAAGCTTGCTATTGCGGATGTGGAAGAGCACTTTGTAGAGAGCTCTGATGGTTCCTTTTGCGGCGTGGGGTTAAAAATTCATGTACATGGCGACGTGAAACCATTCCGCCATACGTTCGCCAAGGTGCATGTGCTTGGGCGGGACGTAACAGTATATCAGGGAGATAGGCCAAACACGTTGATTACAAAGGGCGCGGAACCAAAGGGCTTTTATGACACTCCTGGAGGTGCTACATGAGCAACAAATACTCGCTCCCCTACGATATCCGCATGGAATGTATCGCCTACGTCAGGGGCTATCCCCGCCGGGTCCGCGCGTACAATGCGGCCCGCGAAGAAGTGCTGGAGTCGTCAGACTACGCCATGTCCGGCATGCCACACAGCCCCGGTAACAGCAGGATAGCAGAGCGCAAGGCGGAACGGCTGACGATCATTGAGAGCTGGCCGGAGACGAAGAAGATGCGGGCCGTGGAATACGCCATGGACAACGTGGGCCGGGATATTGCCAATGAGAACGTGCGGCGCAAGCTGGTATGGGCGATCATGCGGAACTGCGACAGTCAGAAACAGTACCCCATCGAGATGATATCCCCAGCCGGGATAAGCCCACGCACATTCCGGCGGCGAAAAGATAAATTCCTGTGGCTGATTGCGCAAAACGCGAAAATTATTGAAAATGTGGCCCCAAACCACGTTTCAGGTGGTGTAAAATAGTATCATCGTAGAGTGGAACCAATCAGCCCACAACCCGAAATTTCATTTTTCTCCTCTTTCTTTCCTCCATAGGTTAATAAGGCACAGCCGGTAATGGGTGCCTCCGCGCAATCGGCCCCGTAAGGGCATTATCGGCATGCAGACACTCACGGGATATCTCGCGGGTGTCTGCTTTTATGCGGGCGTAGCCAAAAGGTAAGGCACGGGACTTTGACTCCCGTATGTGCTGGTTCGACTCCAGCCGCACGTTCCAAAATCAAAAGATATAGGGGTGCTCTATGGGAATTGAAATTTGCCCGATGACGCTTAAAGACGCCAATGCGTACGTTGCAGAACACCACAGGCATCACAAGCCGGCGGTTGGGCACAAGTTTAGCATTGGATGCACCGACGGAGAAAAAATCGTGGGCGTCGCTATTGTGGGGAGGCCCGTATCCCGGTATCTGGATGACGGGAAAACTCTCGAAGTAAACCGGCTATGCACGGACGGGACGCATAACGCATGCTCTATCCTCTACGCGGCGGCGTGGAGAGCTGCAAAGGCTATGGGCTATAAGCGAATAGTTACATATATCCTGGAAAGTGAGAGCGGTGCAAGCCTCCGGGCTGCTGGATGGGAATGCACGGGAGAAGCTGGCGGATTGCGATGGACTGGAAAACGGAAGCCGAAAGAGGACCTGTACCCGGCACAAATGAAGAAAAGGTACGAAAAGACGGTGTGATGAAGTGGGAGCACCCCTGAGTTTCTGTATAACACAGCCCCTCTGCGGGCATACGGCAACACATAGGAGTGCCCAATTGGGCGGGTGAACTTGTGCCACACACAGCGCAGAGGTGGGAGCGCGGCACAATAAGAACAGGAGGCGACATAGATGGCAAGTAAAATCACGCAAGCCATGAGAGAGCAGGTCCTTGCCGACTATGACGCATGCAAGCATATAGCGACTGTGGCAAAACAAAACGGGCTGTCCGAGCCGACTATCCGCAAGATCATCGTACAAGAACGCGGGGAGAATGCCATCTCGCACACCAGGGGCGCGGCATCAGCGTCTGTTACGGCCAGGTGCACTGCAACAAATGAAGAGATTTCACAAATTGTTAGGGAATCATTCCAATACTTCAAGCGGTCGTGCGTAAAAACTGACGAGGAATGTGCCGATAAGCTTAACGACTATTTCCAACAGTGTGTAGAGGAAGGACAAATCCCCACAGTGGAGGATATGTGCCTCGCTCTCGGTGCCGTAACTCAAACGGTTTTGGACTGGCAAAAGGGATCGCTGGGCCCCGTGAGGGCTGGCATGATAAAAAAAGCCAAACAAATTTTGGCCGGAATCGATGCAAAATTGGTCTCACAGGGGAAAATCCCGCAGATTACGTACATTTTCCGCGCAAAGAACTTCTTCGGCATGACCGACAAACAAGAGGTCGTTCTCACGCCCAACAATCCCCTTGGGACAGAAACGCCGCCCGAAGAACTTCAGAAGAAGTACATCGAGGCGGCGTCTTGCGACTATGAATCCTGATTTTCTTAGCGACTATTCAGCAACTTTCGAAGTATGGGCAACGATTTTCCCGGGTTTATACACGGTTTAGCGACTGTCAGCGACTTTCGCGCAAAACCGGGCGACTTTCGCAGCGACTTTCGGCGCGAAGATGCCGGATTGAGCGCATGCGCACAGCCGCTTGACTCGCCCCCGCGTTTTGCCCGCCACGCCCTGAGCCGGACGGCGCGCACTGTCTCGCCCGGGATTAGCCCCCCCTGCACCGCAGCATCGCGGGGCCTGTCAATACGATTTGCACCGCTGCCATATCCCCCGGCCCCGGGAGCACCCGCGCCGCCCGATCAGGCCGGGGAAAACGGGGCAGATATCCGCCGCCCTAACGCGCTACACCACAACGCCGCCGCAAACCACGCCAAAACGCCGCGCACAACGCGCCGCGTTGGCGGCGGTATCCCCGATACCACCAAACAACAAAAGCCCGCAAAACGCCATTAAAGCGCATTTGTGGGCAAAGCAAAAATTAACCGCCCCGGAATAGATCCGGGGCGGGCGTTGTGGTTACTGCTCGATCTCGCCGGTGTGGGGGGCGATTTCAGACTTGCTTGATTTCCCATGTGCCGGGGATGATGTCGGCGACCTTGTAACCGCTGATGCTGCCAAAGATTTCCTCGTCTACGCTGTGGCAGTAGATTTCCATTGTCACCATATTCGCCCAATACACCTTTCCGCGATAGGTTACTTTTCTCCCGTCAAACAATTCATCCTTGCGGCTGGTCAGATACTTCATTTTTTTCCCTTTCCGGGGCTTTGCCCCTGTCAGATGGTTGGTTACTTGGATTTGCGGACCACGTCGGCCAGGACGGCCAGCGGGAACCATATAATCAGCAACAAAATAGATAGCAATCCGGCACCCCCTCAAGCGAGGCAAAACCGGCGCGCCGTGGTCTGCTTGGTATACTTGGCGTACAGCTCCGGCTGATCTGCCTTGAGGGCCTTAGAGTCCAGCCGGGACGATGTGACGGCCTTGTATGTGATCTTGTAATCCAGGCCCGCCAGGGTATCAACCCCGGCGGCGTCCATGTGTTGCTTGATGGTATCTTGCAAGCTGTCAATCTCTGCGGACAGCTCGTCAGCCATGCGGCGCAGCTCTCTAAGCTCTTGCACCTTGGCGGCAAGCTCGTTAGCGCTCATTGCTTGCACCCCCCTCAAAACAAGATAAACAGATTGGAGCAACGCCCGATAATGGCGTATAACTGCCTGGTTTCGGCGTCCTCGACGAGTCCGCCGTTGATGCCGTAAACGCCCGCGGAATAGCCCACTTTGTCGAGCCTGCGCAGCGCGTAAATATACTCGCTCGGCTTGTTGGTGTAATCCTCAGCCACTCCGAGCCGCACAAGCTCCCGCAGCTCTTTTTGCTTGTATTGCCTCATAATATACCTCCCGGCTTTTGGCCTATCTCTTGACCAGGCGGGCCGGGCGTGGTACACTGTACGCGCTGGGCCTCTGGTCTGGTGTGGGGAGCGGATCCGCATTGCTTGACCGGCGGCGGGTGCGCTCCTCTGCTGTACGGATACCATTATAACAGATTATATGTAATTGTCAATAGCAAAATCATGATTTTGCGTAATTTGCGGAGACGAGGCCACGCGCGACATGACCGGGGCGGGGGATATAGAGCGTGGGAGCGGGGCCGGGTAAGCCCCAAAATGCCCGAAAAAAATAAAAGAGAAAAACAAAAAGGCGGCTTGACATTTACGTTTACTGTGTGATACAATAACCGTAGAAGCCAATCCAATTTTGGATTGACCCCAAAGGAGGAGAGCCGTATGAAAAACGTGGTTGCATATATCCGCGTGAGCACAGACGGGCAAACTGGAGAAGATAAGTTTGGGCTGGACGTGCAACGTGAACAGATAGAGGAATACTGCCGCAAGAACGACATGAACATCCTGCGTTGGTTTTCTGACGAGGGAGAGAGCGGCGCAAAGTACCGCCCCGGGTTCGACGAGATCGTTTACGGAGAAGTGAACAACCCCCCTTACGAAGCTGTCGTAGTTGCGAAATCTGACCGAGTGGCCAGAGACATCAACATATACTTTTACTACCAGGGCGCACTGCTGCGCAAAGGCATTGAGCTAATCAGCATCTGCGAGGACTTCGGGCAATTTGGCGTATTTGCCGGAATGCTCAAGGCGTTCACCCTGACGTGCGCCGAAATGGAGAGAGACAACATCAACAAGCGCACGAGCGCTGGCAGAGCGGTTAAAGCCTCCCGCGGCGGCTATTCTGGCGGTCGAGCACCTATGGGGTATGAAGTTCGTGGTGGTGCGCTCTGCATCAACGAGAAGGAAGCGGCTGTTGTCCGGCGGGTATTTGAGCTTCGGGACGGCGGCATGACTCTTAATGGAATCGTGGACAGTCTTAACAAAGACGGGTATACCACCCGGAACGGGAAGCCGTTCGTTATCAGCACGGTGCAAAGCATTGTGAACAACCGCAAAACTTACGAGGGATTTTACCGGTACGGAAAAAACAAGGAATGGGTCAAGGGCCAACACGAGCCGATTCTGGCAATGGTCGCGAGATGAAGTAATTCCCCCGGCCACCCGGGAGAAAATAAATGTGGAGGAAAAGGAAAATGGAGGAGGAGAAAAAGCGAAAAAAACTAAGGGGATGGCAAATCGTACTCATCGTAATGGGCACGTTGATGGAGTTTCTGGCTCTGCTTGCGTCTATAGAAAACAAGGACCCCGAGATGTTTCTGGCATGGACATTCATGTTGGGCTTCCTGGGCGGAATCGCGTGGACAATTGTAAACGCGGTCAAGCGGCGTAAAGTCGAAAAGCCCTTGATTGTCACCGCAGTTTGTTTCTGTGCGTTTATTGCGGCGGCGCTAATCTTTTCTAGTGGGGAGACGCCACCGGAACAGCCGGACAAGCCCGCCGTCGAGGAGCCAACCAAGGGGGACGAGCCGAAGCAGTCGGGCGAAGAAAAGCCCTGTGAACACAAGTGGGTGCTGGTGGACAGTGTGGCCGCCACGGAGGAATCCGAAGGGTACGAGGAATACAAGTGCGAGTCGTGCGGAGAAAAGGACATTAAGAAGACCCCGAAGCTCGAACATGTAGTTACGTTCGAGGAAGTCTACCGCGCGTATAAGGAAAACGAGCTTGCGGCAGACGAAAAGTATAAGGGCAATCGTTACAAAGTTACAGGGCAGATAGCTGGCCTTTCGAGCGGCGGCTTGCTTAACCTGACGGGAGGCGCGACGCTGACTATGCAGACAAACGTTGGCGGAACGATCGTGATTTATATAGCCGAATTTGAAAAAGACCAAGAAGATGCGCTCAAGCAAATCAAGGTTGGAGATACGATAACGCTCGAGGGAACGTGTGGAAGCTCGGGGTATTGGTACGATTGTGAACTTGTAGGATAACCAAGTAAATAAAAGAGACGAGTTCTTTCGGGAACCCGTCTCTTTTTATGCAAAAATGGAGGCCACATGGACTACGCAAAACTATCAGAACGCATAAAACAGCATATTGCGAGGAATCCGTCCGACCATGTGCCGTACATGGACCTTCTGTCCGTATGCCGACAACTGGAACCGGATGATTTCACCCTGGCCCATGAGCTGAGCAAGGATTTGCGAAAACTGAGTTCTGCGGCCCTGCACAAGTGCAGCGCAAATGCGGCGGATTCTTTGTTTGACGTGTACAAAAAGGCCATGTGCTTTGACGCACCGCACGATTTCGACACGTTTCTGCTATACATCGAGATGAACCGCAAACCGGAGAAGAAATTTTACGCACCCAGGCGACATTACCTGCGGCCCATTGTGGAGGCGTATCAGGAGGTTTTGGACGGGAAACTTCGGCTGCTGACGCTGTCGATGCCCAAACGCGCCGGGAAATCCCAGTTGGGCATCAATTTTGTCAATTTTCTGTCTGGGCGGGAACCGGACAAGTCGTCCCTAATGGAAGGGACGGGGGACGACCTGGTGAAAAGCTTCTATTCCGGGTGCCTGGAGTATCTGCAAACGCCGAATGAATATTTATTCTATGACGTTTTTCCGAATTCTCCGCTGGTGCAGACCAATGCGGACACAAAGATACTGAATCTGCGGTCAAAATCCCGTTTCCCCACAGTCATGTGTCGATCTATTGACGCAAGACAGGTGGGCTTGTCGGAGGCTACGAACGTCCTATATCTGGATGACTGCGTAGAGGGACGTGAGGAAGCAAAAAACCGCCAGAGACTGGACGATAAGTGGGAGATCATATCCGGCGATATCCTGGGCCGTGCCATTGAAGGCACACCCATTGTCGCCACGGGGACCCGCTATTCCCTGTATGACCCCATCGGCCACCTCCAAGAAGAAGCACAAAAAGGCGGCTGGGCGTGGAAAGCCATTGAAATACCAGCACTTGACCCCGTTACGGACGAGAGCAACTACGAATACGAACGGGACGGGAAAAAGGTGTTTACCACAGCGTATTTCCGCGAACAGAGGGAGCTTTTGAGCGCAGAACAGTTTGAGAGTGAATTCCAGCAGCAGCCCTTTGAAGCAAAGGGGCTGCTTTTTAACAAGGATGAGCTGAATTATTTCTTTGAACTCCCCACAGGCCGTGATCCGGACGCCGTTATTGCCGTGTGCGACACCGCAGAAAGCGGAAGCGACAGCACCGCCCTTCCCGTTGCGGCGCTGTACGGAGATGAAGTGTATATCGTGGACGTGGTGTTTGATAATTCTCCGCCGGACATCACAAAGCCGGAATGCGCCAGGTGCCTGATCGAAAATCGCGTTGCGGACGCGCTGTTTGAAAGCAACAACGCGGGCATGTATTACGCCAGAGACGTTGCGGAAATCGTCCGGCAGCGTGGATATAGCGTTGGAATACGTACAAAAAGGACTATTTCCAACAAACAGACGCGAATTGAATTTGCGTCCGACAACATCAAGAAACACTTCTGGTTCAAGCATCCGTCCACCTATAAACGGGGCAGCCAGTACTTCAACTTCATGAGGGAAGTCACCACTTACACCCGGAGCGGCAAAGTGCCGCACGATGACGCACCGGATGCCCTGTCCCTGCTGGAGAACGAAATCCGGATGCGAGTGGGCGGCAAAGTGGAAGTGTTCAAGCGGCCATTTTAAGGGGGTGTGCCAATGAATCTTTTTGGTCGGAAGGTTATTTACACGGACGTTGAGCACGTCACCCGGGGAAACGTGGTGGATGTTTTGCAAAAGGCTATGCCCATCCATCAGATGAACCGGGCGGACATTGAGTATCTTTACAGGTATTACAAGGGAGACCAGCCCATTTTGGGCAGGGTAAAGGACGTCAGGCCAGAAATCAACAACAAGATTGTTGTGAACCGGGCGAACGAAATTGTTTCGTTCAAGGTCGGGTATCTTCTGGGTGAGCCTGTGCAGTACGTCAGCAGGGGGAACGATGAATCCGTCGCTGAGGGCGTGTCCAAGCTCAACGATTATGCGCTTTCGGAAGACAAGGCCGCCAAGGACAAGGAGCTGGCGGACTGGTTCCATATTTGCGGCACGTCTTACCGCATGATTTTGCCGGACAGAATGGCGGACGTGGAAGAAGATGAATCGCCGTTTGAAATTTTTACACTGGACCCGCGCAACACCTTTGTGGTGTACTCCAGCGGCTTAGGCCACCGGCCCATTCTTGGCGTGACGTATGTGCAGAAAGAGGACAACACCGTTGTTTTCTGCTGCTATTCCGAGGATACGTATTTCGAGGTAACGGAAACTTGGGATGTGAAAGCGGAGCCACAGATATTGGGCATCCCAATTATCGAATACCCCTCCAATGAAGCCCGGTTGGGCGCTTTTGAGATTGTGCTCCCCCTTCTGGACGCTATCAACAACGTCCAATCCAATCGCATAGACGGCGTGGAACAATTTGTCCAGGCGCTGATGCTGTTCCACAACGTGGACATTTCGTCCGAAGATTACAAGAATCTGAGGGCAGAAGGCGCTATCAAGTTCAAGGACATTGACCCGCAATCCAAGGCTGACGTTGGGTACCTGACGGCGGAGCTGAACCAGACGCAGACCCAGACCTTGACGGATGACATGTACGACACCGTTCTGACGATTTGCGGAATGCCGAACCGGAATGGAGGCTCCTCAACCAGTGACACCGGGTCTGCGGTCATTATGCGCGACGGATGGTCGTCGGCAGAGGCGCGGGCAAAGGATTCCGAACAGATGTTCAAACGGTCCGAAAAGCAGTTTTTGAAAATCGCTATCAAAATCTGCAACAATCTGCGGGCGCTTTCTTTGAAAATGTCCGCCATGGAAATCCGGTTTACACGCCGGAATTACGAAAATATCAGCGAAAAGGCCAGTGTTTTGGTAGCCATGCTGAACAACGGGAAAATCGCCCCTCAGCTGGCGTTTACACATTGCGGCATGTTCTCCGATCCTCAGCTTGCGTACAAAATCAGCGCGGAATATGCCGAAATGCAAGAAGAAAAGGAACTATCGACAGGGAAGTCGTTAAAACGCGACGGGGAGACAACCTCGGAAAAAACGGAAAACGGTGCGGAGGGAACCGCCGAAAAAACGCAGGAGGTATCAACATGAAAATCGACACCAGCAGAATCGAAGGTTACGCAGATATGTCCACCGAGGACAAGCTCAAGGCCTTGGAGGGCTTTGAGTATGAGGACAACGCCGCAGAGCTCTCTCGGCAGAAGAACGCTATTTCCAAGGCAAACTCCGACGCCGCCCAGTGGAAAAAGAAGTACAACGACATGCTTTCCGAGGACGAGCGCAAGAAGCAGGAGCAAGCCGATAGCATTGCCGCCATGCAGAAGGAGCTTGACGAGCTGAGAACGGCAAAGACCGTTTCTGAGTACAAGGCCAAGTTCGTGGCGCAGGGCTATGCAGAAGATTTGGCAAGTGACACCGCCAAAGCTCTGGCGGCTGGTGATTCCGCAAAGGTTTTTGCGAACCAGCAGAAGTTCTTGGACGAGTATGCCAAGAAGGTAAAGTCCGACATCCTCAAGGGCACTCCCGCGCCGCACGGAGGCACCGGTCCCGTTGGAGTTGATTACGACAAGAAGATCGAGGAGGCGCGTGCAAGAAAGAACTATGCGGAAATCGCTTATTACACGCGCCTGAAGGCACAGGAAGAATCCGCAAATAACAAATAAAAGGAGTTAAGACATGGCAGATACTTTTGCTACCAGCTTTGCAACGCTGAACTATTCCGGCATGCTCTTTAACAAGGGCAATACCAAGACCCCCCTGAGTTCCATTATCGGTTCCCGGGCTAAGGTGACGAACCACGTAGAGTTTGTTACCGGCCAGGAGTACACCACCAGCGGCGGAGAACAGCCCGCCATCTCCGAGTCTGCGTCCCTGACCGCCCCCGATGCGTCCATTGTGACCAGGGAGCAGAAAACGAACGTTACCCAGATTTTCCATGAAGCTGTCGGCATCTCCTATGCCAAGCAGTCCAACATGGGCACCCTGTCTGGCCTGAACGTAGCTGGTCAACAGGCAAACCCCATTAACGAACTGGACTTCCAGGTGGCCGCCAAGATGCAGAAGATCAACCGCGACATTGAATACACGTTTATCAACGGCGTGTACAACAAGGCCACCGATGACACCAAGATTAACAAAACCCGTGGTCTCGTTGCCGCAGTCACCACCAACGTCACGGCTATGGCCAGCAAGCCTCTGGGCCTGTGGGAAATTGCCGACATGGTGAAGAAGATCTATGGGCAGAACGCCCCCACCGATGGTCTTTGCCTGTGGTGTGACGCTGTGACCATGTTCCAGATCAACGCCGACGCTGTTCAGAATGGCCTGACCGTGGTTCCCGCTTCGCGTGAAATCAACGGCATTTCCCTCTCCAGCGTGGTTACTCCCCTGGGCGTGGTGTATCTGTACCTTGGCGAGTGCCTGCCCGCTGGCACCGCTCTGCTGCTGAACCTGAACGTTATTTCCCCCGTGTTCCAGCCCGTGCCCGGCAAGGGTAACTTCTTCCTGGAACAGCTGGCAAAGACCGGCGCGGGCGAGAAGTATCAGCTGTTCGGCCAGATCGGCCTTGACCATGGCCCCGAGTGGTATCACGGCAAGTTTACCGGCATCGCCACCAGCTTTACCAAGCCCACCTACAGCCGCAGCGTGTTCATCGCTAACGACGCCAGCAATCCCGTTAATACCAAAGCTGTCACCGGCTAATCTGGGGGTATGAGATGCGCGACGAAGAAAAACTGGCCATGTTGGGAGACATGACCGGAGAGACAAGCGAATCGATTCTCTCTGCGTATCTGAATATTGCGGCCAGCAAGATTCTCCGCAGAGCGTTTCCGTTCGGGACAGATGCCACTGCTGTCCCCGCATGCTACGAGATCAACCAAATTGAGATCGCCGCATATCTCATCAACAAGCGCGGAGCAGAGGGGGAAACAGCGCATAGCGAAAATGGCGTTTCCAGGTCTTATGAGGGCGGCGATGTGCCGCCTTCTCTTATGCGGGAAATCGTGCCGTTTGCGGCCACCATGTGAGGCGCAAGGATGAAAATCATGAACCGAAACAAAAGGCCGTGCTGGTATCTTTTGTACCGAGGGACAGAACTGGAGAAGGACGCTAATGGCTACGAAACCGGAGAAAAAAGCGTGAAATACGCGGACCCGGTGAAAATGGAAGCCAATATCTCCCCGGCTGCTGGGTATGCTCAGATTCAGCAGTTTGGGCAGTTCATCTCCTATGACAAGGTGATCATCACAGATGATATGACCTGCCCCATTGACGAAAACGCAGTACTTTTTATCGACAAAAAGCCAGAATATAAAGACGGAAGGCCGCTTTATGACTACGTTGTAAAGCAAATTGCCAAGTCTCTGAATTTGGTTTCCATCGCCGTCAGCAAGGTGAATGTGTCGTGAAAAGGACTGTAAAGACGGCGCTGTCCGCTGCGGGCATTCAACGGATGATTGATGCAGTCGATGATTACCGGACATGGCTGGAGGACCGGGCAAGTGTACTTCTCCGGGAGCTTTCTTCCATGGGGTATGATATCGCGTCTGCAAAATTTGAGTCTGCCGTATACGACGGGACAAACGACGCGAATGTAAAAATCGAAGAACGGGACGGGCGCACGGCGGCGGTAGTAGCTGTCGGTGCGTCCGTCCTGTTTATTGAATTCGGCACTGGCGTTATGTACCCGGACAACCACCCGGAAGCCGCGCGAAACGGCATGGTTCGCGGCGCTTACGGAAAGGGTCACGGCAAGCAAAGGACGTGGGGCTACTACGGGGATCCCGGAACAAACGGAGTTGAGAAAACGAACCCAAAAACCGGCAATACGGTGGTTCTTACTCACGGCAACCCGGCCAACATGTCTATGTACGACACGGTAAAGGAGCTTTCAGGCAGGCTCCCAGCCCTGGTCAAGGAGGTGTTCCGATGATCGACATTGAAAGCAAGGTGTATACGCCAATCGCGGAACAGCTCCGCGAGAAATACCCGGGCATTGACGTGGCCGGGGAGTATATCAATGCACCCCCTAAATTCCCACATGCCAGCATTGTGGAGCAGGACAATTACACCGCCGCAAATCGTTTGGATTCATCCGAAAGCGAGAGATATTCCGTACTGATGTACGAGGTAAACGTCTACTCCAACAAAACTGGCGGGAAAAAGAGTGAATGCCGTTCCATCATGGCAGACATCGACAAGATGATGTATGCACATAACTTCACAAGGATTTCCATGTCCCCGGTCCCGAACATGGAAAACGCCTCTATCTACCGTCTTGTTGCCAGATACAGGGCGGAAACAGACGGGGCCACTATTTTCAGACGATAACAGAAAGGAATGATGACCTATCGCTATCTCTACCTACAAGGTTTTCCTGATGCATAAAGATACCAGCGCTGCGTCGTGGTCGAAGCTGATCGACATCAAAGAGTTCCCCGATCTGGGTGGCGACCCCGACATGCTGGAAACCACCACGCTTTCCGACAAGATGCAGACCTTCATCGCGGGCATCCAGTCCATGGACGGCCTGTCTTTCACCGCCAACTACACCTTGACCGATTATAAGTCGCTCAAGGCGCTGGAGGGCAAGCAGGAGGATTACGCCGTATGGTTCGGCGGAACCGAAAGCGCGGGAACGCTGACTCCTTCCGGTACGGACGGAAAGTTCAGCTTTAAGGGCGAGTTGTCCGTGTACCCCACTGGAGGCGGCGTCAACGAAGTTGTGGGCATGGCTATCACCATCGCTCCCTCGACCGTAATCAACCTGGAGAACGAATAAGGAGGAAACAGAATATGGCAAAGACGCTTACTGTTAAGGACCCCGCGACTGGCATTGCGTACAACCTGGAATATACCCGGAAGACCGTGGAACTGATGGAGAAAGAAGGGTTTGTTGCGACCGAAGTCGAAAGCAAGCCCATGACCAGTCTTCCCGCGCTGTTTGCGGGAGCTTTTAAGGCTCATCATCGGTTTGTTAATCGCGATGTGATCGACAAGATTTACGCGGGTATGTCCAAGAAGGACGAACTGATCGGCAAGCTGGTTGAGATGTACAACGACCCCATCATCGCCCTGCTGGACGAGCCTGCGGAAAGCGAGGAAAACCCTACCTGGACGGCGAACTGGTAAACGAGTCGCCGTCGAATAAAGCGGGGGAGCCAATCCCCCGCTATTCCGATAAATTCTATGAGCTGTTTCCATATTATCTGGCCATTGGTATGACCTATAGCCAGTACTGGGACGAGGACTGCGAACTGGTCAAATATTACAGGGAAGCAGCGAAGATTAAACGCGATTTGACAAATCAAACCGCATGGCTGCATGGTGCATACATTTATGAAGCCGTGGCGGATTTGGCACCCATTCTCCGCATGGGTGGCAAGAAAGGCACCAGGCCAAAGCCGTACCGTGATTCCCCATACGACCTGTATGCACAGAGCGAAAAGCCCAAAAAACAGGAGCAAGGCGACAAGAAGGCGCGGTCCGTCATGGAGATGTTTATGATCGCAAACAACAAACGATTCGAACAGGGAGGTGGTAAGAATGGCGGATAATGTGGAAATCCAGGGTATTGAGTTTCAAATTAAGGAAAACAGCGACAGCGCTGTAGCGTCCCTGGAAAAGCTGCAAAATACCCTGGTTCGTCTGAAAACGGCCACATCCGGGGGCGTGTCGGCTCTGCGCACTACTGCCAGGCAGTTGGACTCCCTGAACAAGGCCTTGGAGAACACCAGCGCAGATAAGATTCAGAAGATCCGGTCCTTGACCAGCGGGCTGAAAAACCTGAGTGAAGTCAGCGCCGTCAAAATCTCCAGTTCCGTGCCGAACCAGATCGCCGCACTATCTACGGCGCTGAGCCAAATCAAGACAACGGACGGCGATAAGCTGATTGCCCTTGCAGACGGTATGCGCCCGCTCTCCGAACTGGGACGTTCCCATCTCACATCGTTTATTAGCCAACTCGGCAAACTCCCGGAGGTCATGCGTGAGCTTGATGCGGCGGACTTGGATAAGTTTAACCGCCAAATGAAGGAGCTTGCGGCGGCGATTCGCCCGTTGTCTGACGAGATGCAGCGGCTCGGAACGGGATTTGCTGCGCTACCAGCCAGACTCCAGCGGGCCATTACGATGGTAAACCAGTACAACGCCGCCGTTCAGCGCGGGACGCGCAGAACGAGCATGTTCAGCAGAGCTACGGGCATGATTCGGTTCGGAATTTTGTATGCTGGGCTGCGGCGCGTGGTGGGTCTTATCGGAACGGCTATCACGGAATCCAACACGTACCAGGAAGACCTGAACCTGTTTAACGTCGCGCTTGGTAAATACGCAAAGGAAGCGCAGAACTACGCAGAAAAAGTATCTTCTGTGATGGGCATCGACCCGGCGCAGTGGATGCGGAACCAGGGCGTGTTCCAAACACTTTTGACCGGATTCGGCGATACAGAAGACCGGGCGTACACCATGAGCAAGAACCTGACACAATTGGGCTATGACCTGTCCTCCCTTTTTAACAAGCCCATAGAGGAATCTATGCAGAAGTTACAGTCCGGCATTGCTGGCGAACTGGAGCCACTGCGAAGATGGGGCTACGACCTGTCTGTTGCGCGGTTGCAGCAGGAAGCGCTGAATCTTGGTATTACCAAGAGCGTTTCCGCCATGAATCAGGCGGAAAAAGCAGAACTGCGGTACTACGCTATTATGACACAGATAACTACCGCACAGGGCGACATGGCCCGAACCCTGGAAGCTCCTGCGAACCAGCTGCGTGTGCTTAGAGCAGAAATTACCCAGGTGTCCCGTGCAATCGGCAATCTGTTTATCCCGATTCTGACTAAGGTTCTGCCTTATGTCATTGCGTTTCTGCAAATTGTCCGCGAGTTATCGAACGCGCTGGCTAAACTGTTCGGGTTTGAGCTTACGGACGTTGACTGGGATGGTGTGAATCGTGGGGCTGTTGCCGCCGGTGAGCTTTCGGACAACATGGATGCAGCGGTAGATGCTGCCAAGGAGTTCAAGCGCTACACCACGGGCTTTGACGAATTGAACATCCTGCCGTCCACCGCGGGTTCTTCAGGCAAAACGGATTCTGGCATTACCGGCTCTGGTGGACTTGGAATTAATTTGCCCGAGTACGATTTCCTGGCTGGGGCCGTGAGCAGAAATGTTGAACAGGTTAAGACAAAGCTCAAAGAACTGCTGCCGCTGGCCGTTGCTGTTGGAGCGGCTTTTTCGGGATGGTCCATCGCTAAAGGCATTCTTCCTGCGATTACCGCAATCTCCGGAAAGCTTGCAACACTCATTCCCATGGCAGGAACGATTGGTACAGGAATGCTCGCCGCCGGAGTTGGCATGATTATTGCCGGGCTGCCGACGTACTTGGTATCTGTATACGACGCCATTAAAAACGGGCTTAATTGGTTGAATGGAGTGCTTATTCCTCTGGGCTCCACCATGGCAAGTGCCGGTGTAGGTGCAATCATCGGGTCGCTTGGCGGGCCTATCGGTATGGGAATTGGTGCTCTGATCGGACTCGCCGTCGGGGCACTGACCGACCTTGCAATCTGGATAGTGCAGAATTTTGGCAATGAAATAGATGGGTTCTTTACGAACATTTGGGAATGGTTTGACGGGAAAATCATTCAGCCGGTAGTTAGTGCATTGAGCACTGCTGCAAACTGGGTGTGGGAGAATGTCATTTCGCCGATCATTAAGTTCTTCCGCCCCGTTGCTGAATCAGTGGCGGATGTTGCGACACACATCTGGAATAACGCAGTGGAAATCGTCTCCGGAATCATTGAGGGCGTCAAAACTATCTGGAATAAAATTAAAGAAACCTCCCTAAAAGTCATGGAAGTCCTCGCCGCAGTGGGGACTGCGTTCTACACCTATGTCATCGTACCAGTAACCGGCTGGGTGAAGGAACACGTGGTCGAGCCGCTGAAAAAGGCCGCAACATGGGTGTACGACACGGTCATTAAACCGATAGTTGGCTTTTTCTTGGCAAAGCTCACCTTGATAAGAGATACAGCCGTCAAAATCTTTAAGGGGATTTGGACGACGGTATCCGATTTCGCCTCCGGCATTTTCAAGGGCGTAATCAACGGAATCTTTTCCACGATTGAGCGAACGATTAACGGATTCATACGAATGTTGAATCTGGCAATCGGGCTAATCAACAAAATCCCTGGAGTAAGTATCACGAAAGTCGAGCCGATTTACATTCCGAAGCTTGCCGAGGGCGGTTTTCCCAACGAGGGCCAATTGTTTGTTGCCCGTGAAGCTGGCGCGGAGATGGTGGGCAACATCGGCAGACGCACTGCCGTTGCGAACAATGACCAGATAGTCTCCGCCGTGTCCGACGGCGTGTACCGCGCTGTAATGTCCGCTATGTCCAATAAGGATGGAGTGTCCGGGGATATTAACATTACTATCAATATGGACGGCGACGTGGTGTATCGCAACGTCGTAAAGAAGAACAAAGAGGTGGTCCGGGCGACCGGCAAATCTCCCCTGTTTGCGTAAGGAGGGCACATGGCAATCATCACGGTAAAAAAGAAAGACGAGACCACAGTGCCGCTCCCTGACCCTAAGTCTTTTTCCTGGGGATTACAGGACGTAGATGCAGACGGTTCCGGCAGAAACCAAAACGGTGACGCATTTCGAGACAGAGTGGCCAGAAAGCGGAAGTGGACCATGGAATGGCCCCCTCTGACTGCTGAACAATGCTCCACAATCCTGAAAGCCGTCACGGACGTATTTTTCCAGGCGACAGGGCCAGATGCAGAGGATGGCAGGAACCGCACCATGACATGCTATGTGGGCGACCGGACTACGCCCATGTATTCTTGCATCAATGGGGAATGGAGATGGGAGAGTCTGTCCATGAACTTCGTGGAGAGGTGACGCCATGTACAATGTCTCCACCGCTTTCCACACCGCTTTTGCGGATTATGGCCGCGAAATCAAGGCAAAGGTGATTTTCAACGGGCAGACAGAGCTTGACGGGAACTACGTTCAGGAGATCACCGCCACACCGGCGTTTGATTCTTCAGACGGCATTTCCGTCGGATCTGCCTGTTCCGGGCGGTGCAAAATCCGCATTTACAAGCCGGATGAGCCGCTGCAGTTGTCCGGCGGGTACTTTGTGCCGTATATCGGCATCTACGTTCCTGGTGGTGATACAGGCGCGACAGCCATCGCCGGTCAGGCTGTGGCCGGTAAGGCAATCGTTGGCGTAAGCACCGCAGCGTCTGGGGTGGAATATGTACCTCTGGGGCGATACTACATCCCCGCAGACGGCGTAGAAAATTTGGTGTATGGCTGGGAAATCACCGGCTATGACCAGATGGCATCCTTGACGGAGCAGTACACCCCGCAAATTGAGTTCCCCGCCACGCCAGACGCTATGCTGACGGACCTGTGTGCGCAAAGCGGCCTGACTCCCCCAACGGTGACTTTTCCGGATATGACAATCGAGTCTGTGTTTGAGGGCACCATCCGACAGCAGCTGGGGTGGCTGGCTGGACTGTGCGGACAGTCCGCGCACTTCGACCGGGACGGCAATCTGGTGTTTAAGTGGTACGCAAAGACTACTTTTCAGGTCAGCCGGGACCAACAGTACATGTCCGGCCTTACCCGCACGGCAGACGATCTGTACACGGTATCCAGCCTCACCACCGGCACGGAAGATGAACCCATTACATCCGGCACCGGCTTGGGCATCACATCTACAAACCCATACATGAACCAGGCCGTTGCAGACCTGATTCAGCCGGAGTTAGAGATATCCTTCCAGCCCTGCGACGTAAAATGGCGTTGTGACCCGTCTGTTGAGGTGGGCGACGTCATCCAGGTGGAGGGTGATACCGGCGAATGGCTGGACGTGTGCGTCATGGAACAGGAAATCCACCTGTACGGCGGCCTTTCCTCTACGATGCACAGTTACGCTCCGCAGGACGCGGATTACGCCATGGAAAGCCCCACAGAGCAGCGCATTAAGCGGGCTTATGAGAGCCTTACCAAGGCCATGCAGAACGCTACGCAAAAGATCATCGGGGCAAAGGGCGGGTATTATGAACTGACACTGGACGAGCAGGGGTTTCCCATCGGCTGGACCCTGCGAGATACGCCCACCATTACGCCCAATACACGGATGTGGATTATGTCCACCGGCGGTTTGGGATTCTCCAAGGACGGAGGAAATACCATTTCCGGTGTTGCCTTGACCATGGACGGCGAGATCAACGCAAATGTCATCACAGCTGGGCAAATGTCTGCCGAAAGAGTCACCGTCAACGGCCAGACTCTTTCTGATTTTATCGACGCCAGTATCGACGATGACGGACATCCGGTGCTGCGTATAGGGTCCTCTGCGTCGGAAATTGTCCTGAAGGAATACAACGACAAAATCGGATTCTATGATACGGCTGGTACGTTGCTGGCGTACTGGAACAACAACAGTTTTGAACTGGTGGAGCTGAGCAAGTTCCGCCTGGGACCTATGGGCATTGTCGTACAGCCCAACGGTTCCGTGTCCTTCGTGGGGGTGAATTGATGGCAAGCATTTACGGCGCAAAATCTTCCACCGGCTGGCAATTGCGGCTGGATTACAGCGTATCCCAGAGCATCGCGGACAACAAGTCCACACTGTCTCTTACGCTGTACATCTATGACGGCACCGGAGAGAGCTACAACCTGGACGCCAATAGTTGCTATTACACTC